GTGCTTAGTAGCTACCTTTTCTCTTCAACGGAGTTTAGTAACATCCGCTGGCCTGATTGTAATCGTGAATTCCAAAGCTGTTCGTTACACGCTCCAGATACAAATACAGTCAGCTAGATAAGCAGCTTCTAGTTATCTAGTCTGCTCATAATTATTTATTATTATTTATTTATTTAACATAGAGTTAAAATATCTTTATATATACAAGACACTCTATGTATACATGTATGTTTACATTTAATTAATTATCTAGAACGTGGGGTCCATGTTAGTTCTAGGGAACGGGTAAAGTGAATTGGTCATAGGATATGCATAATATCCGGTATAACCTAACGCTCTACTCATTGGATCTGGATCTATATTAAGAGTATCCATGATCATTATAATTTCTGCTGTTGTAAGGGGTCTTTCTCCGGGTAATTTCACTATTCTACCGTAACCCATGTTCCAAGCAGTAGCCATATTAGCTCTTGCTTGTGCAGATACAGGGTCATCTAAACCGAATTGTTCGAATGTGAATTTACCTACTTGGTACAAAGGAATGGTACCTGTTTCTCCACCGCCTGGGGGATCAGTATTGACTGGCACTTCGACATCTATAACTCGCCTTCTTTTGAGAGCCCCTAGGACGGGCGGCAATCAAATAAGAGCCATAGCAGCTCTTCCTAAAGTGGGTAACACTCCTGTGTCCCACAGTGAATGGACTATACTTCCTATAGCAGTGGAAGGAGTAGATGAAGCCATATCTCTGACAGTATCTACAACTTTGCTGATCCAACCACCGTTGGGTTCAGCTGATGCTACAGCGAAGTTCTTTCTTTTAGAAGCTAAGATACTCATAGCCGAGACAGCTCTGCTATCAACGGCTGCTCTTCCTATCTCAGCCATTTCAAATCCTAACTCTGGGACATATTCTACTATGATACACATTTCATATTCTAACTGAACTGGTCTGTCTGTAAGAGCATTGACAACTCCATAACCGGCAGCTGTCAAGATACATTCTGATAAATCTTGAGCATCATCAAATTCAGCTTTAGTTCTGAAACATATATCATTGGGATCTCTTGGGTAGTAAATAATCTCTGGTTTCTCATAGGGTTCGAATCTTTCGGTTAAACCTATACTTGTCATGTTGTTTTCTGTGAAAGCTTGTGAATCGGAAGGGGTCAATACTGGCATGTTTGAACATACCATATAGCCTTGAGTGGATCCTGAAGGTCCGTTCGATTTAACTCTGAGACACGCTCCGACTAATACAGCATGACTCCAGAATTCTCTCTTAAATTTACTAGTTATCTGTGCTTCTGCGGGGGAAGTGGCTGGCTGGTCTTGGGTCATTGTTC